TTACTCGGTGGCCATCAACCCCGCTGTTTTGAGTTTGGCTAAAAGCGTATTGAAATCTGCTACCAGGCCAGGGACATCGGTTGCCACACTATCTGCCTGGAATGCGGCAGGCGTGAACAGGCCAAGGACCTGTCCACCTTCTGCAATTTCCAAAGTGCCGCCAATGACGGTCTTGTCGCCGCCTTGTTCAGTGTAGTTTTTGACATTACTCATTTTTCACTCACCTCAAGTTTTCATCTGCAGAATCTGGATCGATTCCGGCAGGATCAGCTTACCATCGACACGCTGGGTAGCTCTGAAACCAACCTGGCCGTTGGCGGCATACAATTCGTTCAGGCGCTGGAACGAGCGGCCCTGACTCATCAGCGTTTCTCGGAACACAAATGAAGTCATCTCTCGGTTGGGTTCACTATGCAGCAGATAGTAGAGTGGATGATCCAACGCCTTGTCTTTTCCTCGATCGGTATATCTGTAAGTATGCAAAGGCAAGCTCGCGATGGTTTCAGATAAAATCCGGACACACGCATAGACGGCTGAGGTTTGAAGTGCGGTCCTTTCATTAACGGTCTTGCCACTGGGCGTGCTGCCAAAAAAGAAGCTGTAGGTGTTGCCCAGGATTGAGTTTTGGGGTTTATCACGGGCTTTGATGAATCGTTCTATCAATGACATATTTACATATACCTCTCGGTAAAAATTGATGGTACAATTTCCATGACATAAGATGTCTCTCTGCGGAGAACATCAGAGGGAGTTGGTTGAGTCCGACTCCTTTTTTACGTTTTGAGTCTACAGAACCAATAGGCCCCTCTGGTTATAGATGCTCTCGGATTCTCTGTTGCCGCCGATCGTGGCTCTCGCGATTCCCATGACCAGAGCGACCACACCGTCTATCTTTTCAGTGGATTTCTTCTTGTTTGGCTTGATGTTTCCAGCAGCATCCTGATCAATAATGACGTTTGCCATGTTCCAATCAAGGACAGGGTGTCGACCGTGCCTAATTCTGCCCTCCATCACAAACTGAAACAAATCCTTGCTTGGTGGAGACATGCTGATGAAACCCTGTCCAAATGGGAAAACGACAAATCCATGTTCCGCGCCGAGCTCCTCAAGATCACGACGTATTTTCTCCGCGCCAAAGCGGTCATAAGCAATTTCACGAATCCGGAATCGCTCAGACAATTTGGCGATGAATGCCACGATGTAGTCATAATCTACGACATTACCTTCGGTGGTATTGAATACCTCCATCTTCTTCCACACGGCATAAGGGACGTGGTCCCGACGGGTGCGTAGATCAATGACATCCTCTGGCAGCCAGAAGAATGGCAGGATGGTGTACTTGGTGTCGCCAGCGGTGGGTGGAAACACCAGAACAAGAGCGGTCAAGTCGCCAGTGGAAGACAAGTCCAGCCCGCAGTAGCATTCACGCCCTTCGTAGTCCTCGGGTTGTAGTTCCTCACCACAGGCGTCCCATTTATCCATCGGCATCCAGCGGATATCGGCATTGCACCATTCGTTCAAGCGAAACTGCCGAAAATGCATCTCTTCTGCAGGATTCTGTTTTGCCTGCTCGAAGGCAGCTTGCACCGCTTCAAAGGGAATCGTTACGCCAATGGATGGGTTCACACGGCGCCAGACGCGCTCGTCTTGCCAATCATCTTCCTCATCAATACCGAAAACAGCAGGGTAGAAGGCAGGGTCTATTTTCGAGCCGTCCAAAATAGCTTTTGCCTTGCAATGAATTTCATAGCAAATCGAGGTCTTGTCACGACCGGCCGTGGTGATCAGAAAATTTAGCGGTTGTCGTCTGGCGTCACCGGTATACTTGGTCATTGTGTCAAATAACTCGCGGGTCTGCTGGGCGAATAACTCGTCAAAGATGAGACCCGATACATTGAATCCCTGCTTGGACTTCGTTTCCGATGACAACACCCGGTAGAAGCTGTTCATATGAGGAAAGATGATCCGTTTGGTGGATGGCACAAGTTTGCTGAGCTTTCGCAAATCACTGCATTGGTCCACCATGGCCTTGGCGGTGTTAAACACAATGCTCGCCTGGTTGATATCTGCGGCGCAAGAGTAAACCTCGGCCCCGGCCTCGCCATCAGCGAACAGAAGATAGAGGGCGATTGCCGCTGCAAGTTCGCTATTGTGCGTGGGTAAAAAAGAACGCCCCACCAAATATTGATGAGACGCACTATCTACCTGGATACACTGCATTCCGCGATTGGGGATGGGCTCAATCTTGTCGATGTAACGGTAGTGGCTTCGTGTATTGGGTTTGCGAAGGACCGAACGGCATTGTTTTCGCTTAAGCCCAGCAACCTCAATGTCATCAAACACTGTAAATTTGACCATGTACATGATTTCGCCAGTCGGCACACGGCCACATTCCACACTTCGCTTTGCCCAGTCAGACCGTTGTGTGCAATCGGCAAAGGTAACCGCATTCTTAATGCCGAGTGACCAGAGCAACTCGCTTACACTCTCTGCAAGGCGCTTTTCGGTAGAACAATAAATTCCCTGACCCTTTCGGTCACTGACACAACCATCCGAGTCCATGAGCCCCTGTAATAATAAAAGCCGCTGTTCGCGGCTTGCTCGGAGGAATTCAGGTGGGATCACTTTGTCGTGAAATGATTTCAACAACACAGGTTTTAAGTCCGGTATATTTACGTTTTTGCTGTCGCCCACGTTATCCCAGATCCGTGCTATTTTGTGGTATGGTTCGATTTTGGCAATAACCTCGGCAACGTCGCAAGTCTGAATCGTGATTTCTGGCTTGCAATGGTGACCATTTCCGAGCCAGTACCCCATCAGGTATGGCGCAATTGGCAATTCGGCGGGCGGTGTTTCGATTGGGCCATTGACTGGTATCCTAAAGTCCAGTGAGTTCTTTCGGCTGCGAGTCTGTGAGCGGCGATACAGCCAATCAGTATTTACGACGCCACTCATGAATTTGTTTGACCGCCATTCACCATACCATTGATGGTGCTCGCCTGCTTCTACGACTTCACCGTCTTTGAATGTAATGCGGTAGGCTTGTTCATCATGGTCCACTTCGCTCTTTGCCACAACATTGCATAGATTGCCGATATCATCGAAAACTATATCGCCGACGGCGATGTTACCCATGGTCGTAAAGCCTTGAGGGGTTGGAATCAGCGTATCAAGGGCCAAAAGCTTGCCATTTTTCTTTCCGAGTTCAACATAGGCGGTGCGAAACTGCCGATACCCGTCCTCGTCTACGATGCCGAAGATGTCCCTTATGATTTGCTCCTGCCAGGGCATCAGGTGAAATGGTTTTCCATACCACTCGCCAGTGGTATGCTTGAGCATCTGGATGAAACCCACCGCAAAGTCGGCTCGCCGCTTGTCATAATGGCTTGTCGGCAACATCAGTTTTGTCGGTGTGTAAATAAACGCCATCGGCAAACCTCCTGGAAATATAGACGAAAAAAGAAGCCCCCCACGTGAAGCTCCCAATCTTTTGTGGCTATTTTGTTGTCGGCTGTTCTCAGAACTTCTATGAAATATTGATCATTTCACATAAATTTCACATCGCTTTCAAACGGTCATAACAGGCACCGTGTATATTTAATTTGTGAGCAGCAGATGCTCTTCAAATATCACTTTCATATAGGTGAAACAGCAAGATCCGCAGCGAAATTATGCGAGTGGATTTTTTGTTTTATGGAGAAATGTCTTAACAATTCATCGTTAATTCACACATCTGTCGATTGGGCTTCACACCTTTCTTTTAGACTGAAAACAGAGCAAGACAAGGACGTGACTTTCTTCATACTTCTCCTTCATTTTCTTCTCCATTGGCAAGACCTCGGTGTGGTGACCGAGGTTTTGTTTTTTTCTGAGAGGACCAAAATTGTCCCAATTTGCTGCGTTACATGAATAGGATGAAGCCCACTGGAAAGTCGGCTATGCGTTCTATATAGTGGCTTGATGGCAATAAAAGACTTCCGATTTGAAAGTCCAAGGAAAATTAGTGCTTAGTTGTACTTTTCGAGGATGATATCGTAAACCGCCTTGCCACTTTCATCGAGAAAGTCGAAGTCGAGACCCCGGTCGAAGTTATAAAGATCTTTCCCATCCTTCAGGCGTCGAATCGTCAACTTGCTTATTTTCCCGCCACCTAACCCATGCGGGCTTGGTAAGTCATAATGCTTGCACCAGTATTCATAACCGACTTTTTTTTCGGGATTGAAAATTCGGCCGTTACTCCACATCGTCAACCCTCCCAGTCAGAATGAACTCCGAATATGCCTTGCGATCGGTCTCGATGAAGTCCACCAGGTTATATAAGCCGTGGTCAAAGGCAAGTCGCTGGACGGCGTTTATGTCAAACATGTTCGGGCAGTCGGGAAGGTTACGCAGTTCAAGGATCTGATCCCGAACCAAATCGGGTACCAGTTGTACTTTTCGAAAACGGTCTACACCAGGAATCAGACTCAAGTGACTGCCAGAATCCCAGGCCATTCCAATTTGACCAGCGTCATCGACAAATTCTACTGTGCCCCGGTCGCCTGCTTTTAGTGTGGCAAAAGGGTCCGACATTTCAGTCAGTTCGATTCTTGTTCCCTTGTGATATTGCTTACGAAGCCGTTCGACCTGCTCACGTGAAGGAAAACCGTTACTGTTCATCAGTCTGACCTCCGTTTTTGCGATTTGACTGCATGGCGGCGTAGCTGGCATTGCTGGAAAAACTCGCGTTGCCAGAAAGGTTACGACATAGCCATTTCCTGGCTGCTGAATACTCTTTGCCATTCATCCCGAGCTTTACCGTGAATGTACGCATGTCAAATTTTTCGCTCTCTACCTGGCGTTCTGAGGCTGACACCCTTTGGTGCTTTCGGACGTAATTGACTAGGGCAGTGGAGAGCTGGCTATAAATAATCCCCACACCGATGTCCTCAGTGAAGGGATATTCGAACTGGAGCACTTCATCGGTATCCTTGACTGTGAGCGGTTGGCCGAGTGCCTTGGTCAGCAGGGTACTCTTACTTGCGATCAGCTTGTGAAGATTTTGTACCTGACCATCCGTCAAATCTATTTTGGGGATCTCGATCACGAAGGTATCGTATAGCCCGTTTTCCTGGACCAGCTCCTGATTCATTTGTTCCGCCCAAGCTTTAGCCTCAGCATCCAATTCCTCAATGGAAGGCGTCGCGCCAATTCCGCCAAGACCGCTTTCGTAGGTATCAGGTTCATCGTATTCGCGTTCAATTGCGCTGAAACCTTTCTGATGTAGGGCGTCTTCCAAATCCAAATTGTCAGGACCGATGACAGTGCCATCTTTATCGATACGGTATTCACCCACCTTGAATGCGAATGTCGGCGCGCCTTGATATTCCATCAGGGCATCCAATACCTGGCTGATCGCTGCTACCAATGCTTTCCGTTCCGAACCTTTCAGGTTGTAATGAAGTTTCATGGCAATAACCTTCCGATCTCTGAATTCCGAAGGCTCATTCTTGCCCTCCGGTGATTACATTGATCACTCAGAAAGGCTAAACTATCAAGCGAATATATGAAAATAGATAGACTGATTAACAACACGAATCGTGCTGTTTTTTTAGCCATCAAATACCTCCGAATATGTCAGAACCTCACCGTCGCGTTCGACAAAAACACCATCAGAGCTACCGACAACAGAAATGAAACGATTAATTATCACATCCATGAATTTTTCGTCCAACTCAATCAGGAAAGCCGTTCGTCCTAACTGTTCGCAGCAGATGAGGGTAGAGCCACTGCCGCCAAACGGGTCAAGTACCAGGCCGTTGGTTTGTGTGGAATTCTGGATCGGGATTGCCAAAAGTGGTACCGGCTTGATGGTCGGATGTTTCTCCGATCGGGACGGTTTGTCACAGTTCCAGATGGTTGACTGCTTGCGGTCGCCATACCAAATGTGTTTCCCCGATCGTTTCCAGCCATAAAGACACGGTTCGTGGCACCATTGGTAATCTGAGCGTCCAAGTGTGAATGTGTTTTTCGACCAGATGCAACAACCAGACAGTTTAAATCCTGCGTCTGAAAACGCCTGGCGAAACGTTAACCCTTTAGTGTCGGCATGGAAAACGTAGACCGCGCCATCGTTAGCAAGACATTCACACATCCCCGAGAACGCCTTGAATAGAAAATTGTAAAAGTCTTCGTCGCTTTCAAACTTGTCATTCAATATCTTACCAGCAATGCCTTTGTCATAGTCGATCGCATAAGGGGGGTCCGTTAGAATCAGGTTTGCCTGTTTTCCGCCCATCAATGTAGTGTAGGTTTCAGGTTTCGTGCTGTCACCGCAGACGACTTTATGCCGACCGAGAGTCCACACATCACCGAGTTTGGAGAAGGCTGGCTTTTGAAGTTCCGCGTCAACGTCGAATGTGTCCTCAGTGGCATCACCCAGATCGGCAGCGAAGACCTTTTCGATCTCATCCAAACCAAATCCAGTAAGTTCAAGGTCGAAACCAAGGCCTTTCAATTCGGCAAATTCGAGAGCCAAAAGATCCTCGTCCCAGCCCGCGTTCAGGGCAAGTTTGTTGTCGGCGAGGATGTAGGCGCGCTTTTGGGTATCGGTCAGATGCTCTGCGAACACGCATGGCAATTCAGTCATCCCTTCGGCCTTGGCAGCAAGTACCCGCCCATGTCCAGCGATGATGTTCAGGTCTTTGTCGACTATGATAGGGGACACAAAGCCAAATTCCCGAAGTGAGGATCGAAGTTGCAAAATCTGTTCCTTGCTATGAGTGCGGGCATTCCTGGCAAACGGAACAAGGCGGTCGATGTCTACTTTTTCAAATCGTTCTGTAGTCTGCATACGTTAAAAACCTCGATTCTGAAGAAGTGCCAAGAAGGCGTTCTTCTCTTCACTCTGATTGCCGCTGTAGCGGTTGATGATTTGCATGATCAGGTTGAAATCGGCTTGCATGGCTTTGTAGTAACCAGCTCCCGCCGTGACGTAGGGTGACAACTTCAGTTCCTTGGTCATGCGACCAATCTTTCGGTTCATCGCTTCGCAGGCGAGAAACCCCTGCCTGTTCAGCACATAGTCGGTTATCGTCTGTGGAGCGACCAAACCATCGCAGCCACGAGATGAAATGTAATCCTCGATCTCGGTTCGGAGCACGTCTGCCGATGGCACTTCCTTTTCACATTCCTTCATTGCCATTGAGAAATAGTCGGCCATGACATTTTGTGATACAATTTTTTTGACAGTCGGCTTTGGGGTAGCCGCGCCAACTGTGCGCTTGCCTTCAAGTTTCTTGTCGATTGGATTTTTCCGAGGGCGTCCAGCCCCCGGTCTAAAGCCTCCGCTGGGCAAGAACGTCACCTCGCTTTGATTTTGGATTTGATTTTTTGATTTTTGATATTTGAAAAATTCACACGATGGATCACGCCCGTTAAGATGTCATTACATCCTGACTAATAAGACCCCCCTGGGGTTGGTTTGGTTAATATTTTGCGATTGAACTTCGGACGCTGTCTTTCATTGACCAGCTCTTGCCATACTTTCTCATGGTCCAACATGGTCGTATGGGTGTACCCATTCCACCCATACAGCTGATCTTCCCGGTAATTCAGCTGATCATGGTCCAACATGGTCGTATGGGTGTACCTATTCCACCAGTACAGCCGATCTTCCCGGAATTTCAGCCGATCATGGTCAAACATGGTCGAATGGGTGTCCCTATT